ACGGCAAGACCACCACCGTTTTTAGAAAGCTCAATGCTCTCAATAATAAAAGAGCCCGCAGCTGAAGTGCCCGGCACGTAAGCCACAGCAAAAAGCTGAGAATAGCTGATACCATTAGCTGATCCACTGAGTGTGATACCGCCGATTGGAATTTGAGTATTGATGAAAGCTGCAATGGCATCAGCAATGATAGTGGTGTTACTGGATATCCAACTTGCCAAAGGTTGAAGCGTGACTTGAACTCCGATGAGAGCATTGGTGGGTCTGAAAAAATTAATGGTGATCGGTACGCCGTTAGAATCCACCGTGGGTACAGTGGTGGTGCCGTAAGTGTTTGTGCCGGGTGTCTTCTTGATTTGAATGGCCTGAGCTACGTCTGCGTCTAAGCCTCCCTCCACAACGAATGAAATGCTGTGAGGCGGGAGCCCATTTGAATCTGTCATATCAGTGTAGTTTTCGTAATCCTGCACCGCCGTCACGCCGGGTACGTTGGCGACCGCACCCACCGTGCCCTCAAGCACTGTCAGAGAAGGAAGAGCAGTGGATACCTGTTGACGCGCTCTCAGAGCCCCATCGGATTCAGTCGGAGCGCCAGGCGTTGCTGCAGCTGGATTGTTGACCGATTGCCAGCCTTGTGTGGGTGTAAAAATGCCTGTAATGGTATCTGGAAGTGCATTGAGGGCCCCTTGCACCACGGCGGTTGCTGTAACGGTGATGGTTCCTGAGCTTGGAATGGTGGTGGGGCTTGGAAGAGCCCATTGCTGATTCAGAACATCCACTGCAACGCCGTTCGTGATGGTGGTATAGGCCGTTCCTACAATGACAAGCTCCGCAGTGGAGTTGGATGGAATCAGTCTTTTAATCCCATTGATGAGCACATTTCTTGAGAGCCCAGAGCCTTGAGCCGTAGCAGGAGAAAAGGAATTGTACACACCAGCGCCCAGTGACGCCAGATCATACATTGCTTGAGCCTGCACACCTAACCACTGGCCGTCTTGAGAATCGCTGCCTAAATAAACATCATCCCCGTAGATGGCCTGATACTGTTCCGTCAGCCACGTGAGAAAAGATGGAAAGTCTTCATAGTTGTAACCCGTCGAATCAATGTAGACTAAGTTTGTAACGTCCATAATTTTGCCTCAAAAGTCCTGATAGTCCGCAATTTCTAGTGCGGTCGGTCCATAAATTGTATTGATGGTGCAGCTTGCGGAATAGTTTCGTGTCTCAGGATTGACCGTGCTCACGTAATTGATGATGTCTGTCACACCTGGAATGCTTTGACCCGCTACCGCGCCGGGGGGCACACTGGTGGAAGACACAATGACTTCTACTGCTAAAATAGCTGCCTGGATTGTGGCATCTGCTGTGGCTTGACTGTGATATCCGATGACGCCCTCTGAATAGGGGGTGCCATCATTTAAATTTTGATACCATTCTCCTAGCCAAAGTTTAAGAGAGGTCATCACAACTTGAGCAACGGCAGCCGGACTATCCACCAAAAAGTTTTGCTGGCTTTGTCCGAAAACAAAATCACCTGTAGGGGAAAGCTGTCTTACTCTCATACAGGTGCTCCCGTATCGCTCGGACCGTTGGTGACATTACTGTGAATATGGCTGACCAAAGAAATTCCATTTGCAATCACATCACCCGTTACATAAACGTCGCCTAAAATATTCACGCGAGTGTTTGTCACTTCCACCATGACAGTGCCACCATGATTTCTCAATTGAGTGGTAGTGGGGCTCACTGAGCCGATCACGTTCGGCTGCGATCTCGGACCGACTAAACAGAAGCCATCTGAGAGATCATGCATTCGATCTTCCATCGGAATGCCGATACCTCCATTCTGCCACCATGAATCAATACAGCGAGATGCAATCATAACCAGACACTCGTCGCCTTGCTCAATGGGAAAGGTGAGACTGAAGCCACCGCCGTTAGGGAAAATGATGGGGACATCCACCAAAAGAGGCAAATTCACGTAGTTGTAACTGCCGTCAGGATTGGTGACGACTCCTTGAATTGCCGGTTGAACCGAAACTGTCATGGCTGACAAATCAACACTCTCAATGATGCCGGGCAGAGCAGTCCAGATTCTGGATTGTCTACCATCTAGGCCATATCGAATGGATGCTTCTGGGTCGTTGAGGAGTTGATTACGATCCATAGTTAGGTTGTACTCCTCCGTCATTCAAAGGGTTATCGGATACGTCGATAGTAAGCATTCTAAGATTCGTGTACCACTCAAGACCGCGCGTATCGCCTGAGTGCTCAGCCACGAGTACAAAATAATAACCGTCATTTAAAATAGGAACGGGTGTGTTGGCGGGTGAGCCGGGTGTGGAGAAATCAATCTTAAACTGGGCCACCGCTTTGTTATCGATCTGAACGCGCGTATGGCATTTAATTTTTGGATTGAGAAGGCATTTGCACATGATGCCTTCAATCGTTTGTTGAGGAGTTCCGATCAAGCCTGTTTTCGTGGTGAGAATGACCGCTTGATTTGGCAGATAGGTGCTTTCAGGAATGACAATAATGTTCCCATCCTGAATGGACCAGTTGAGATTGTTGGTATCTGACACCGCACTAATATAATCACGAGCATTCCCATACATGACTTTGCCGCGAGGAAGCTTTAGAGCCGGGAGTGCACCAACATAACCAGGGCTTACATTGTGAGCGCCCATAGAGTTGATGGCTGCATCGAGTTGTGCGGCCTGAGTAGAACCCCCTGCTTTATTGGAGCCAAGTGTAGTATTTACTACCGAAAAATTATAGGCTTGGTCGCCGTCACCACAGATCAAATTAAGAAATGTGTCGGTTGCGCTTTCACGGCCGATGATAGCCTGTTTGATATTGCCTTTAAATATGGTTCCAAAATTTCCAGCATAGCCAGCTTGCAAAATTACGCTGGTGAATTCTTGTTTTAGGAAAATTGCGGTCGAGGTATCTAGATTATAAATGAGAATGTCCGCAACGTTGGGTGTTTGGTAACCCGATTTTTTGACGTTAAATTTCACACGAAATTTCGAAAGATCAACAGTGCGACCTTGGCTATCAGATACCAAGAGCGAGAAGAGCCTTCCAAACTGCTGTGTAGCGCCAGTACTGGCCGTGCTTAAGCTACTCACCGCTGTTTTCCGTTACAAAATAAAGATTGGAGGTTACGCCCAGCGTGTAGAGTGTTGGGACATCATCAGGGCTTGAACCGCCTGTAAGAATGTAAAGAGAACCACCGATTCCTAAATAGTCGAGCCCGGCCAAACAATCAGCCCCCGTGATGAGAGGTACATTCCCTATAATCGGGTTATTGTTTGAGTCGGCAATATCTAGGCACCAATATTGGCCCATGTCATTCCATTTGCACGTCATGGTGTAGGTGACGCCCGCAAGTGGAATTAAAAACTGTTGAGGCGTGTTCACCAAAGGAATGGTATAGGCCATTGCGTTTGGATCATTCACCGACACACTCATAGGCCACCCACTGCGGAACCTTTAAAGAGCCCGCCGACCGCGCCACTTAAGCCGGATAAGAAAGATTGCTTTTGACCTACCTGTTGAGTGCCTCCATTGCTACCGGGATTTGAGAGCTGGGATCTCGGAATAACACCAATACTTAAAGGCACCGTGATGATCTGCTGAAAAGACGCATTAATGGACAAGACATTTTCAGATTTCTTATCCGTTGTGCATCCGAGCGCTGAAAACAGCATGTTGTTATAGGTTCGCTTGGGTGTAGAGCAAGTGAAAGGAATGAAGCTGCTTTGGAGCGCCAAAAGTTTGGTGTAAATCGACGATAGGGATTGCGGCCCGGTAATCCCTTGAGTGAGAGACAATCCCGGCAGAATGCTTGCTGCAAATTGAATTTGAATCGAGAAGCTGACGGGCTTTTTGAAAGCATGATCCGCGATGTTTGCACCTTGCTGAACCGGCTGCTGAGTGATCTCGATTGCATCAATTGTGTTCTCGGTGATGGTGACATAGCCCGAGAAAATTTGGTTGTCCGTTCCAAATGAGCGGGAGGGTCCGATTGCAAAGAGTGTTTGGGGTTGGACAATGAAACCCATTACCTTGCCGCTCCAATCAGGTTACGAGTGAGATCAAAATTTACCTTGTCTTGCTGAGAGGCTACCGCTCTGGCGGTGTGATTAGCATCAGCACTTCCTTGCACATTAATCGTAGTTTCTTGGCTCACCTTTTGATTGACACCACTCTGGGGAGCCACAAGCGGTTGTGGATGCTGAATGCCATTCACGTTTGGCCCCGCGTTGCCGTTTCCAAAAAGATTACCGACATAGCCCGCTACGGATGCGATTCCCCCAATTCCACGGGTGATAAGAGAAAACAAATTAGATGCGTACCCGTAAAGATCTTTCAGATATTTTTCGACGTCACCAAAGGCGTTGCCAATATCATTGGTGAAGCCAGCCCAATCCAGATGCAGTAATCGGCTGAAAGCACCAACCAGATCGAAAATGAGCGCGAAGACATCCCCGAGTCCTTCTTTCAGATCATCAAATACTTCAATAACCTGGTTGATGATCGGGACTACTGGACCCCAATTGAAAAAGGATTTCCCGCCCTCTTGCCATACTTTGAAATCATCATAAAGGGCCAGGATGGCAAAAAGTCCGGCAAGAAGCATCCCAAGAGGTGTGGCCAAAAATTCGAGATTGAGAAGCTTCCACGCGGCAATGACTGCAATGATCCTGGTGGACCACCCACCCGTGGCCTCATCCAGCTCTTTAAAAAAGTCCCAAACGCGGCCAAGGATAGACCAAAGACGTGTGCCAAGCTCAACTGTCGCCTCAAATGCCTTGAAGATGAACTGCACCAGCTTCATGAGCTGAGCTTGAATCTTGGGCATGTTCTGAAAAATCTTTGCCCTGAAAATGTCCATCTGCTTGGTGAGAAGAGGAAGAAACTTTGCACCCACCGATTTGTAAACGGCCTCAAGCGCAAATTTCGTTTTGGCCAAACTCATGTTGAATCGAATCGATTGCTGCACCACTTGGGTAAGATTTACGCCAGCATGCCTGTACGCATCCAGCATAGCTTGCCTGAGAAGAAGCATCTTATTGACGGCAGGTGCAACGAGCCTGAGTGAGTAACCCATCTCCTCGAAGCCCTCACTGATGCCAGAAATTGCGTGAAAGATACCAGCAGATGCAACCTGAATGGAGGTATAGAGAGCCGTCACCTTAATGGCGGCACTTGCGATAGACTTATTAAATTTGGCAAGCGAGGCATCATCGACTGAAAACCCGATTCCGACCAAAAAAGATTTAATTGTCTCGCCTTCCATTTTATTCGTTAGCCCTTCTCAATCGTTCAGCGTTCTCCGCATCGACATCTAAAGCATCATTCATTCGGGCCAAGTCCACCAAACTAATGGTGCCGTCTAAAAGGCTCTCGTACTTGCAGAGCCCTCGGATCACTGGCCGCATGACCCATTCTTCGTTCTCATTCATGCTCACCCAGACAACGGGAGTTTTGGTTTCTACTTCCCGCCGTGTGAAGTCTGCTGAGCGATATTGAAAAAACTTCCAATATTGAAAAGAAATGACCTCCCTGCAACTTGAAGAAGCGTTGGAAGATCGAGATCCTGGAACATAAAGACGCCATCTCTTGCTACACGTGCCCAGCTGTTGCTTTGAGGTTGGTGAACCTCAACGGCTGAGCAGAGCCCTAGGAGCACTAAGTCCGCATCTGCGTCTGATAATTTTGCAAAGCCATCCAAAAGTGGTTTTGCAATTTGGGCCGCAGCCTCAAGTTTTTTCTCTTCAGTGTCTTCTTTGATGTCCTTAAGTTTGGGTGCAATCGCAAAGATGTCGCCCATGATCGGGCCGAGTCGTCTTGCAATATGATATTGCTTAAAGACATCAATTTTATTTAGCTTGAACTTCTTCCCACCTGCTTCGAAGTCTCGTTCGCTCATCGTTCGTTCCCTTCATTTAATTGCTGCCCAAAATCGAGTTGATTTGGATACCGTCAAAAGTCCACTCCATCATGCCGCCTTCTTTGGCGTAGGTGAGAGTGGGACGCTTTTTGAATGCAGCTTGCTGGATGACTGAGAAATCACCACGAGCAGAATCAGAAAGCGTAATAGTATTGATCCCGTGAAGCGCGCTCGATACCGTTTGAATGTCGTATGCGATCAGGAGAGCCGCATTCAGCGGGGAGGTTTTGAGAAGACGAATGGTGAGAGCGCAGGAATCGTCAGCCACCAGCGAGTGCTGACCAATCCCATCCGCACCAATCGTCATCACGTTTTTGTCAGTGGTTGCCTCAACAGTGATGCCTTCCTCAGCGGCAGCGGCACCAGCGGCGAGATTGGCAGAAATGCCGGGACCCACTATTTTGCAGCTAATGTTTAAAAAAGAATATGCAGACATTTTCTACCCCTTTACTGGTTAACTGCGACGGAGATTTGGACCGTCTGATTAGATCCCGCGAGCTTGAACGCAACTTGAAAAGGCACCGATTCGCGAGCGGCGCGGGCAGATTCCGATTGGCTCGAAACAGGCGGTGCGTAGATATAGTAACCTGTTTTCAAGTACTGGCCTTCTTGAAGCGATCCAAAGCCCGAAGCATTCCACTGGCCGGGAGCGCCGAAACCGTTGGTCACAAACTGCTGACAAACACCCGAGATCGCGTTGACATAAGTTTGCTCACCTTGATCCGTTTGCGGCACCTTGGTGGTTGTCGTGTAGTTCGCATTATAAACAGCAGTCTGAATCGCGTTTTGAAGAGCGTCATCACCGAATGTTTCGTCGATGTACTCACCACCACAGCAAATCCCGTACTGAAAAATACTCGTGTTGTTGTCGTAAGACGCAAACACATTGATATTTTTGCTTTGAAGGACATCTGCTTCAGTATTGGTCAAATTCTCAGGAGCGATGCCTGGCATTTGCTTGTAGCAAAGGTCAATCATTGTGTTGGAGCCCGACAAATTCACCGTAAAGAGGCGACCAAATGCGCTTGCAACGGAATAGGGATTTGTAGAGCAATAGGCGACAAAACTTTGATTGTAGCCCAGTGCCTGCATCTCGCTTCCAATGTCGTTGGTCACTTCACTGCTTAAAGCGCCCGTTTCTTGAGTGGTGATTCCGAACAATCGGGTGATGTTGTCAGCCTCAATATAGGGAGCGATGGCCAAATTTTGAGCATCTGTCGGCATGACAGAGGCCGCAAACATAAGGCCGTACCAATTGGTGTCCAGTACATCGAGTGCCTGAACCGCTTGCACCGGGAGTTCCGCTGCATAACCAGGCACCAACGGGAGAGCAAGTGCCGCCGTCAATCCCAGAAGGGAGGAAACGTCCTGGCCTGAGCCAGGAGAGGTGGCATAGCTCACACTGGAAGGGTTGGTGCCGCCCGAGAGCGTTGCTCCCGAGATGGTAATATTGGCGCTGGATTTGGCTAAGGTAAACGCATCACCAGCCTGACCGACTTGAGCAAACTCAACCGTGATCACCTCGCCCGAGATCGAGTATCGAGCTTCTAAGATGTTTGGGCTCACGGAGTTGATGAGGAATGCATTGAGGTTGGCTGCCGTGATTTGAGCAGTACCGCCAATGAGCACTTGATTTGCACCTGGGCTTGCGGCAACGAATGTGATCACAATTCCATTCACCGTGACGGTATCCGAGGGGGAGGGATTGCCCGTCAGCGTGATGTTGCCCGTGGCTTGAATGCCAGCGCCCGAGGTTGCACTGATAATTTCAAATTGTTCACCCGTCCACACGCATGTGGCGGCACCACTGAAAGCTGCGGTAACAATGGACGCCACGCCATTCAAATTGAGAGCGGTAGAAAAGTTCATTCCTGTGAGAGCTTTTGCCACACCATCCACCGTCACATCAAAACCGGCGGATGTGATCTGAGTAAAGTTGATCAAAGCCGATTGACTGGCGTTCAGAATAGCGCCTTGAAGCATTGCACTTGTGGCAGTTCTTAGCCACCGTCCAATGGTGAGATTCACGGGTTGTGGCACTTGCTGGTAGTAAAGACTTGCAGCCGCGTACTCAGGAGCACTAATTCCAAAATCTGAGGCAACTTCAGCAAGGCTTGTGTAAAAACGCTCGCGTTGAAGCCCGCTAATCACATTGGAATCACCGAGGATGAGAAGCGTGTTGAACGTTCTTCCAAGCGCACCTTGCTGGGTGAGATTGACTGTAACATTAATAAGTCTCGATACGTCTAACATGATCAGATTCCTTTCATGGAGCAGATGAGAGTGCGAGCCGCGCCCTCACTTGCGCTAGATACGATTTGCAAAAAGGGAATGCCATAAAAGTCTTGTGGATTAATGGCAATGTATTGGCCTTCCACCACGTTGTATTTCACCTGGCCTGCACCGTTATAGACAGGCTGGAATGGCCCACCCGATGCCATCGCGGCTAAGAAAGTAATGCTCGTGCCAGTGAAGGCCGCTGGAATTTGAACACCCACCAAAGATGAGCCGTTGGTGCTGATGGTGCTACTGGTGGTTTGTCCATTTGCAATGGCGAGTGAGTTTTGAACTACTGTTCCAAGAGCTACGAGTAACATATAAAAACTCTCCTATCCTTTTGCACTCAGCGCAAGTGTTCTCACACCTTGAGCGCCCAATGCGTAAAGTGTTCCGGATGCTGAAACAAAAGTCAGAATCGGATACACGCGTTGAATTTCACGTCTTAAATAAATGCTCATCTCCCAGCGATTGATCCAGCGCTCATTCACCAAATCAGGAGCGCGAACCATTTTTCCGGTGGAAACAAATGCCATGTTCGCTTTTTGAAGAGCTTCAAGGTTTTGAGGAATCTGTAAGCCGTCACGGACAAGTTTTCCGATCTCATAAGAGAAAGGTCCGTAAAAGCTGCACTGAAGTGTGAGAGCTTCCATGCGCATGAAGGTATTGTTTCCCTCAGCGTCGGCTTGATTGTAGGCATTGGTGTCCGAATCGTCTTCGCTAAGCCCAATGGAGATCCAATTAATTGTTGCGTCAGGCTGCTTTGGAGGCTGGATCTGCCACTTGGGACGAACCAGCTCACCAGGGAACCCAGAAACGCCCACAATGAGTGTCTGAAGAAATTGCTCGAGCGTTAGTGGGGCAAATTCAGGAGCCTGCTCTGCGGGTAAGAGATAACCGCCTGTGGCTGAGTTGTTGGTGTTGGGTGTATTCACAGAGTGGGTTTCTCCTGAATGCACGTTCCCTCAGCCCAACCCTCACCGTAGTTAGACCAATCCATGACGGTTTGAACTTGAAAGCGCGTACCCCGATATACCAAGATGTCTGGGTACTGACCGTTGCCATCGGTGATGATGGTTCCCTTCACCCAAAAACTTCTCACATTAGCGAGCCTGAGAGCCTCAGGAAGGCGTTGGAGCGCTTTTCCACTTGCTGGCTGAATGATTCCCCAAGTGGTGAATGCCGTCTCTTTAATGCGGTTTGAGCCTAGCGTATCAACACAAGCTTGCCGGTGTACCAAAATCATTGGGTCCACCAAGTCGGGATCGGCAATGATGTCATTCACATCAATGTTTGCCATTAGCTCCTACCCCAAATCGATTGCACCACGTAGGTAATTGCGTTTCTCATCTGACCCGTCACTACGAGCGCTTTTTTTCCGGTAAAGCCCGACTTGGTGAGATATTTTCGAGCCCTAAGAGTCGCATCCGAGGGTGGCTTGATGCCATCCTGATCATTGATGACTTTTTTGCACGCGTTTGAGGCAATGATTCCCGCGCGCTCATAATAGGTCGTCAGAGCTTGAGGCCCCTTTTTTAAAACAGACTGGGCACAAAGCTTGAACTGCTCGGCAATCTTGTCTTGCGCGTTCCTGATTCCGATGGTGAGCACCGGGCGCGGCGGGATGTGTGCTTCTTCGCTGCCAAAATGATTGAGAGCCAGTATGGCAGCATTGCCAATCTCGTCATCGTCTCGCTCGGTTTCGCTGGCGGGAATCCCAATGAGAACTGAATCTTTTTTGAAACGTGAGATGGCTTCATTGAATTGTTTGGTGAAATCAGATGTGACGGTGAGAGTGGCCTTCATAGTTGCACCGATCCCGCGCCGAAAATACGCGCAAGTCTAATGAACTGCTTTCCGTATGTGGTCAAATTCCAATAGCCAGCATCTTTTTCAGCAGTCTGTTGCGTGTCATATGCGGCAGTGACAGAACCTACTGTTTTAGAATTGGCAGGCCCCGATTGGCTTCCTGGTGTTCCACCAATATTTCCAGCTTTATAATTTTGACCCGCAAGCACCAGTTCATGAGCGGTATAAAGCTGAATGCCCATCAAAGTTTGAGTGCCCCACCGATTGCAATTCACCTGCGCAGTCGCAAGAGTGGACCAAAAGGTCACCATCGCATCGGGATAACGAGCGAGGTCTTGAAACTCAGGGAAAGCATCTCGGAAAGCGGCATTTTCAAACATTATGCCTTAGCTTGCATTTTCTTTGAGAGCTGACGAGCAAGCTCAGCTTTTTTTGCATTCTGAGCATCTTTTGAGGCTTGAGCTGCAACGCCGTTTGCATCTTTGGGAGCGATCACAATTTGACCCGCTTTGACCAAAGCTCGAAATTTTGCATTCCCCATCAGATGATCGGGGAGACTTTGAGCGCCCGCTTTGTAGGGACGATTGCCGATAACTTGAGGAGCTTTGAGCACAACTTGCATGACGTTCCTTTCGATAAGGGCCGGTGGTGCTATGGCAACACCACCGGCCTTCTCTTTACTTGCCCTTCTTTTGTGATTGTGGAGCAGGCTTCTTTTCAGCTTCCACTGCGGGAGCTTCGACTTTAGGCTGATCCAACACGACGATGTCACCACACTTGATCAGGCCCTTCACGAACCAGTGGTCAGCGTGTTTGTCATCAATCTTGTGGAAGCCTTTTGCCAAAAGCTTTCCCGCCACAATTCGAGGGTATTTGACTTCGATTTGCATTGAAGCCCCCTCTTAGATTCCGTCTGCGTATTGGAGAGTTTCCGGATACGGAATTTCCATTTGGCCGAAAGCCCACAGATACGGAGCAATAAAACGGATGCCTTGGTAGTAGGCAGTTTCACGACGGATGGGAACCATCGGGAACCGGACGCGGTTTTCTTCGTTGGTGTAAGCCAGCATGCGATCCGCGCCATTCACGCCACGACCCGTCAGCCATTTGACCGGCTGAATGTTCAGAGGCTTGCCGTTGATCTTGAGAGCAATGGAATTGTCTTCCAAGAATTTCAAGACCGACTGATTACCCGCAGAGCTGATCAGCGTGGAGCAAAGCAGCGAGTATTGGAACGGAGGAACGCGAAGCTCACCCGGACAAACTGCGAAAGCGGCAGCCTGCCATGTCGTTTCAAGCAGGCTGTTTACGTCTGCGAGAATTTCAACAGGAGACTTATTGGCCCAGAGAGATGATCCGCTCGCACCATTCACCACAGAGCCTGCAGTGACAAGAGGAGAGTTCAGAAGGCCGGTAGCGCCGACTTCCTGTGCTCCGATGTACACCATTTGGTCAGTGTTCATCTGATACAGAATGTTCAGAGCGTCAGTCTTCATGGCATCGATCGGTTGTCCGAGAAGCTGGGAGCGATCCAGTTCCACCGAAGTGAAGCTGATTTCCCGAGCCAACAAACGGAGCGGATACACAAGGCGTGTTCCGTCAATCGAGACGCCCGGAATCGCAGTGGATTCAGGCGAGATCCACGGCATGTTACCGCCGTTAGATCCGTTCGAGTTTGCCAGCGAGCCGGCAGCGGCGAACGTCGATTGAATGAAGCTGGTGCTTTCATTGCTCATCGTGATTCCAGAACGAAGCTTGATGTCACGGCCCCAGCTGACGCTGGTGAGGGGCATGTAAAGCCGTTTATCGAGGTTATCGAGTTGGTTGACGTAAAACGAAAGAGCCGAGTCCTTCGTTTTGAATGCCTTACTTTTGAAACTCATATTTTCCTTTCTCTCTTCTCAGATTACTGAGCGATGCGAATTTCAGCGTTACCGAAGGAATCCACACCATCGGCTGCCCAAGTTACGTTTCCAACAATGGTGCTGCTGAGAGCGACGTTGTTGCCACCATTGGAGGTGGTTTCAAAAGCGCCAGCCGGATGACCAGCCGAAGCGGTAACAACAATGTAAACGGGTTGGCCGCGCACCGGGGTACCAGCATTCACGCTCACATTCACATAACCACGAACGCAAAGACCGTTTGGCTCAGCCGGATTCGGGGTGAATTGGTCCACAGCTTCGTTCACACTCGAACCACTGATGCCCGGAACTGCACGAGTCAAGATGCCCGCAAATACAGCAGCCGAATCGCCTGCCACCATCGGGGTGACGCCTTCACCGACTGGAGTCGGAGCCGGTCCGGTGTTTGCGGCATATTTCATTGCCACACCGAAGTTCGACGGATAAGGACTGACCAACATCACAGGTTCGACATTGCTGTCGTCAACCCGAGTAATATCGCCCGGTACGCCGCTCGGGGCTTGATAGAGATAGCTAACCATTTTGTTCCCTTACTTTCTGGCCCAGAGAGCCGCGTTCATTTCGTTCATTTTTTCAGGAGTCATTGCTTCGATTTTCGTGTCACCCACTAGATGTCCTGCACCATCTTTGGTTTTTTCCAAGCCCGTTCCGCGCTTGTGCTTCAACACTTCAGAAGCAGCGATGAACAGAGTAGAAACTTTTTCTTTCGAATCAAAAGTCGGAGCCTTGCCACCCGTCAAAGACTCAATGACTGCTTTGCCGTCTTTGGTGTTGTAGGCAGCCTTAATTGCTTCAACTTTCAGGTCTTGCTTTTTGTCGACCTTGATTCCGGGAGCCAGAATTTCAGCGCGAGCAGCATCGCCCGTTTTTTTCTTCTGAGACTCTTCACCTTCTTCGCCTTCAGCGTCGTCCTCAGCTTCACCGCCCGACATATCGTCATCGTCAGCAGCTTCTTCGCCTTCAGCGTCGTCTTTGGCTTCGAGCATCTTAGCGACGGCAGCCTCAAGAGCTTTCACGCGCTCAAGGATTTCGCCTTCAGCACCTTCAGCATCATCAGCTTTTTCTGCAGCGCCTTCGCCTTCTTTGTCTTTGGCAGGCTCATCTTCTTTCTTCTCTTTGGCGTCGTCTTTCGCGCCTTTCATGCCGTCGATTTTGGCGGCGAGATCGCTCACCATCTTGACAAGCTCGTCGTACATTTCTTTGTCGACGACCTTCATGCCTTCAGATTTTTCAGCGTCTTTCGCTTTGTCTTCTTTTTTCTTTTCACCTTCAGCGTCTTTCGCTTTGTCGTCTTTCTTTTCAGCTTCAGCGGCTTCGTCCACCGTTTTGCTGAGCTTCTTGAGCTGTTCTTTCAGTTTCTCAAACATAGGTACCTTTCCTTTGTGATCATTGATTGCGTAGGAGCTACCTGCGCGTCCTTCTTCGACAAGAGCCAGATGGTTGCCAACAATGTTTGTTTGCTTACCTTTCCCTTTTCCTGTCTGTTCATACTCAGCCTCATATCCGCAAGACACCTCACGCAACCCATTTTTCACTAATTGAATTGCAATAAGATCGGTGATGAGAAGATCGGCCACCAAGCACTCTTCTCCGTTCTCATCTTTTTCACTGTCTTTTCTGACATTCTGAACAATGCCTTTTGAAAGCTCTTTCCAATTGTCAGGTGAGACAAAATTTTGAGGGTGCTTGATGGTGACTGGTTTTCCCTCAAAGCTTGCAATCGTCTGAGCGCGAAAAACTTCTTTGGCATCTCGTGTGACAATAACTTTTCCATCCTCGCCCACTTCAATCGGTGTCTCATCCGGCCCATATTCCATCTCACCTGTTCGAGCAATCGGCACACCCAAACAAACGAGATAGCCTTCTGGCGTCTCTCGAATGTTTTCCGAAATTTTTGCAGGTGTGTAAAACTTTGCCACTGTTCAACGAGTTAGTGCATCACAAGATGAAGTTTAACTATGGTTCCGGCAACGGGAGCAACCGCGATCGGAGTCGGGTTGCTCACGCTTGTGGGACCTACAATTTGGCCTAGAACAAAGCCACCACCCGTTGCACTGAGAAGCTGATTTGCGCTGATCATTTCGAAATTATACGCACCAGACGCGACGGGAGCCTGAACTTGTCCAGAGCCCGAAGCCGTTGTCATGCCTGCTGCAATGAAACCCGCGCCAACAGCCGGGACCACCCCTGCAGGAAGACCTATTCCTGAAAAACCCGCTTGAGTGGTGGTGCCGACAGAGGTGATGACGTAAGCGTTTCCAAGAGTGACGCCCGAGCTGACGTTGATGGGAGTGCCCGATTCAGGTGGGAAAAATTGAGCGGCTCCCGCGATGTAGCCCGTGTAAGAGCTGGATGCAAGTTGAATGAGCACATATCCATTTGCCGGATTGGGATTTCCAGAGGCCGGTGTTTCGGCCGTGTGCATGTATATATTTTGCACAAGTGCCGGGCTTCCTTGCACCGCGAGCCCGTGAATGCCGAGCCCGTTCGTGTTGGTAGGATCGACGACGAAAGTCACATCAATTTGATCAGAGCCACCGATCACGTAGTTGTTGCTCTGTTCACCAAATTGATTTTTTAAAACGAGTGAGGGGTAAAGTCCTGCTTCAGCAGTCGTCGCGACGAGAATCGTCAGCGCCATCAAGATTTTGGATAGCTTGTGCATTGTGAAAATTTCTCCTTACATTTAAACTGAATCATTTTTTCAGTTTTGCAATGAGAAATCAGGAAGCGGAAACTTTTTCACCCCTCGTCGAAGACGGGATCTTGATAGCAACGGCAGTTCGGAAATGTTCCCGCATGTCCCGTTGTCCCGTCAGAAAGTGTGGGAGGTTTATTGTACGGAACATATTTCCCATTCATTTTCGCGTGAGAATCGCGTTCGGCTCCGTCCATGGTGGTACGCCAAATGTAACCTTGGGCTCCGACAGCCACCGCACGCGCTTCAGTGATCACTGCATTGGATCTCGCTACTTCGGTGCGAGCAATTCTCATCGCATCCGACTCACTCACCTCACCCGCTCTATCCATTTCCTGAATGATCTGGGACACATTGCCAGCGCGTCGGCCCTCGTACACCGCTTGACGTGCAAGATACTGAGCCCGAAAACCTGCCTTGAGCGGAATCGATTTGATCAGAAATACTTGCTCATCCATGAGTGTGGAAGCGACTCGTCCTGCCTCCGCTTCTGCTACCGTCTGTTTTAAAATCTTTCCAATTTTCTTAGCCTGCTGTTTTTGAACGCGAGTATTTGCAGCTCTCTGATAGGCGGTCTTATTTTTGCGATTTACCGCTGCCAACATTTTGGCAGATTGTCTACGCGCCCACGGCTCAATGCGTTCAGAATAGTCTCTGAGCTGCCTCATCATCTCGGCTTCTTGCCAGATGTGACCTTGGTGCGTGTGAACCTCCACCACGTGTGCCGCGATTTGAGCAACACGTCTCAGGGCGCGAGCAAACTGATTTTCAGCACTTACACTGGCTTTAAAATGTTTTGAGGATTGGGTGGGCATGAATCAAATTCCCATTCGTGTACTTTGTATTTGCGAACCCAGTTACGGATGGTGCGCACATGAACCCCGAGAGCTTTTGCCGTCTTAACGCGGTTGCCGCCGTTGTTCTCAAGTGTCACACGAAACACTTGCTCGACAATTTGCTCCATTTTCTCGCCTAAAAAATAAACAACTTCTTTTTCGCCTGCGTCGTTGATGATGATCATCGCACCAGTTTCAATAAGGGTCTTAAGGGTTTTGGCGGCGAGATCGATTGAAGCACGGGCCGCTCTGTTACGTGGTGGGGATTGTTCAATCTCACTTTTACTTCGTCGGAATAGCCTTGGATGTTGCAGCGATTGGGGCATTGTGAAAGCGACGGCGTCCAGCTCGCACCATCGCCATGCCACGATTCATGCCATCCTCTTCCACCGCATTTGTCACACTTCATTGCTTGGCCAGCCAGTCTTTAATTTTTTGATGGTCACTTGCCATTGTTGGGCCGGCGTCTTCGCCTTCCTCGCTGTAGCCGATTGCAAGTGCTTGCTTCTTACTTGTGACTTTCTGGCCTGAGGAGCTTTTCAGTGTGCCTGCATAAAATTCTTTCATCGTACCGGCAACGCCGGGATCATTCACCGGACTTTTTACCGCATCCCACGCCCAATGCTTTACTTTTACCCAGATGGAATCATTGGCTTTGTTTTGTGGTTTGGGCTGTGGCTTCTCAAGTGGGCTCTTTGGCCCCTCACCTGGATCACCCGTCGTGCCACCACCAGGGCCGGTTAGCTCAGGTGAGGGTGGCTCTTCATTCTCAGCCTCTTCAATTTGTTCATCGGTGATGTGCGTGAAAATGCCACAATCGCCTGACATTTGTTTCAGCTCTTTCATCGCAGTCTGTGTGTCGACTAGACCTTCTCCGTGAGCTTCGACAATCGTGTCAGTGTTGGTCTTTGCGATGTCTGCTTTCTCTTTCTCTGAAATCTGCCAAAGCGGAGTGAAATCAAAAGATAAATCCATCGGTGCGGGCTCACCAAAGAACGAACGCCAAAGCACTTTAAGAATCATCTCAACTGGATTTCTGAGATGCGCTTCCTGCTTTGCATTGATGGAATCGTAATACATGCGCATGTCGTTCTCACCAGTGGAATTCATCCCAGAGGGTGATTGTCCGAACAACCTCACCATGGGTACTTCACATGAGCCCGACAATTGTTGGCCGAATTGGATGAGCATGTCACTGAGGCCAGCGAACGAATAGGCAGTGGATTGGAAATTGTCTTCCTCATCCAAGAGCGTAATGCCCTCATTCGTTTGAAGCTGCCTCATCATTTCAAATTGGGCAATGAGTCCCTCTTGAGCTTTTCCACCCGCAGCTAAAATCTCGCGAAGTCCTTTCACGCCAACCGTTCTCAAATTAGCGCGCAAAATGAGAGAGCCTGCACTGGATGTTGCCGTATCAAATTCAACCAGCCTATCCCAGAGGCGCTCAAGTACGGACTCATCCCACATCATTTCCGTGATGGCTTGGAAAAACGGAAGCTTAATCCCGCCGAAGCGTGCACATCGTGAGTGATGCACACGCACATGGGAATTAGGATTTGAAGTAATTTGACCTCCTGGTTCTCTACCGGGGTCATTAAGATTTGATCCAAGCACGATGTCATAATAGGCGGGAAGTCCCATGTTAGGACCTGACTCAATGAGCTTTGAAAGAACGGGATAAACTTGCCACCGATCATAAACCACCAAGCCTTTGAATTGCCCCTCCCCCACTGTATCCAGATCAAGAGGTGTGGCGGGATCTTGTCCATCAATCTGGACGACTGCAAGTGCTCCGCCGTAAAGCCGTCCCCACTTAATTCCGTCACAGATAGATTGCCAGATTTGAAGGCGCGAGAGCTGCACTTCAAACTCTTGGATCTTTTCAGCCTCGTCATTGGTGTTGAGAATGACACCGGCTTTGGTCATATCTTCGGCCACTGAATCGATCACGCGCCCGACAATCCAAGAGCCCCGGTAAGCAGCCTCAAGCAGCACACGATTGCGTGTGACCAGATTGAGAATGTAGTTGCCTTCACTAATAATATTGGTGCCGCGCCCGCCTTCTTCGCCTCTTGCCACCACACCCAGACGGGCCGCGAAGTTTTCAAAACCATCGAAGGTTCGCGCTACTTTGTCTTCTACTTTGAAAATGGTCTGGGCTTCATGGGTCATGTGTTATTTACCTTCAGCGAGTGCTTTCCAAATTTCAAGTTTATTCGTAGCCGCCACCATGTCAATGATTGCATCGCACATGGGATCAATTTGGTCATCGTAGGCATGACTATCGTCAGCGGTGAAGGCTTCACACTCGGCTATGAAATCATTCACGAAAGGAGATTCTGCCAGCACTCCCACCATGCCTGATTCCAGATAGCCCGTCACGTCCATCACGCGAGTGAGTTTGTCTTTATTGCGCTCAATACCATCAATTGGAATCTGATTCAAAAATTTAATTTTCTGAATGAGCCCAGTGCCCGACGCCTTATCTTCAACTTTCATCTTTCTCAAATAGCCGAGCTTCTTCACGTCCTGAGCGTTGTGTTTCGCCCAAAATGCAACGGCCCGCTTCTCAAGCTCAGGGGCTTCCCACTTACCACGAATGAGATCGATGAGAACAATGTGACGTTTGTCTTTTACTTTTCCCCAACATTCGAAGACTGAGAAGTCATTTCGCTCCTTGGTCTTCTGAGCCGTATCGGCAAATATCATTCGGTACTCAATCTCAGGACAAATTTCATGACGAGTGAACCATTCGCCTTTGATAATGTTACCACCAATAGCAACCGGGTTTTGCATGTACTGCGATGCAAACACATGGCGCCCCATACGCTGGCCCGTTTGATCAGTACCCTCACCGCGCTCCATTGATAACAAATCATTGATCGGCTCTTTGTAAGGCCAGTAGCTGAATCGCTCCACACCATCGCGCTCGACCAGCTCTTGATACGCGGGCTCAAGCGCTTTCACATAGGCTTCATCGATCACTGCCGGTATCGTGATGAAAGTCCAATCACCCCCAAAGCCACCTTGCTTGATGAAACCTGTGGGGTCATTCTCAGCGATCCGTTGCATGATAAGTACAATCGGTGTTGCGGGATTTGCGCGGCGAGATTTCACTGTAGTGAGAAGCTTTCTATTTGCTGCATCCAGCTTGGGTTTTGAGAAAGCGTCATCGGGCTTCAGTGGATCATCGATGAGAATGGCACCCTGGAAGCCAGGAGCCATGTGGCCCGCTCGAAAGCCTGTGATCTGGCCGCCCAAAGATGTGGCGTAAACTCCTCCAGCTTTTTTTCCGTTGACGAGCACGTTCCAACGCTTCTTAGCTTTGGCATCCTCGGCAATGGAGAGAGGCCACAGGGCTTGAAATTCATCTGATGAGACAAGATCTTTTGCAGCTTGTGAATTGAGCAAGGCCAAGTCATCTGAGTAAGAGAGATGCAGGAAGCGAGCGTTAGGGTTGAGCGCAAGCCCGCGTGCCATGAAGTTGATGATGACTTCCTCTGTCTTGGTTCCACCGGGTGCCACGTTTATGATAACATTCTTAATTTCTCCGCTCATTACCT